GTCCAGTGATTTGAAGCGTATCAACACAAACGATTGGATCTTCTAGACCCATATGACGAAGTGTTGAACTCCGAGTTGCAAAGTTAGTGTCATCATAGAAGTCGTAGACGTGATACTGAACCAAGCGACGGCTCTCATCAAAGTCTTCTGGCTTCAACTTAGTCTTACGCACCATTGACGTAATCTTGTTGAAGTCATCTTTGAACATATGGTTGTATAGTTCGCCATCAATGATTGCGTTTGGATACGTATCAAACACAGGCTTCAATGCTTCTTCAATGTGTGGGCAAGACACGATAGGCTTACCTTGACGTGACCACAGACCGTCTTTTCGTGCAATACAACGAATGCCATCTAGTTTAGGCTGGCTATAGATTTCGTCTTCAAAGTTGACCTTTGTTGCATCATATTCAACTGCCAGCATTGGCTTGAACTTATCAAACGTATCAATGTCTGCTTCACTCTCAAAGTAGCCACGATCCAAACGCTGAACATACAGATTAGCAATCTCGCTTTCTGCTTGTTCACGTGCAGTTGTAGCATTAGAGCGACCTACGTTCTTTGCACTTGCTAGTTTCCATTCAGATGTAACGATAGCACCATCTTTGATGCCTGTGTGACTACGATGGGCAGCAACATCTTCACTATCCCATCCTAGTTCCATCTGCCAAACTCTCACATTGCCCGTAGTATCTCGCTTATACAGAGGGCGGCTCATAGTTGTATAGTTCATCCGAAAAAACTCTCCAGTGTGCTTACTTTGTCAACGTTCCAATTGATAGCGTCTGTGACCAACTTCAGTGGGTCTTTGAACGTCTTATCAAACTGGGTCTCATAGTCAATATATTGTTCTAGTTCAAACTCTTTGGGCAAGAACTGAGGGAATGCGATAACATTCTCCATCAGAGGGTTTGGTGTCTTCAGATAGCAGAACTTAACCTTAGTGCCATCTTTCACGCCTTCTACCATCAAGCCTTTCTCTTTAGCAAGTTTATTATACAGTATTGCACCCCGGACGTGAATAGGTGTGCCCTTCTTATATGTCAAAGCATGGTCAACCCACTTGTTTAACTCTGACACGCCACGTGGGAATGATACAGCCTCTGCGGGTAACGAGGTAAACTCTTCATAGAAGTTTGACACGAACTCTTGTAGTTCATTCTGATTGCCGCTAAGAATAATCTTGTAGGCTTGCTTAAACTTGTCACGCACAATCTGAGGTGTAGAAGACTTGACTGCTTCAATGCCCATGACCTTCAGTTTAGGTTCAGCGTATTGAACACCTTCGTTGTTGTGAACATTCAGAATGTAACGCTTCTTCGCAGTCCAAACACCACGGTCAGCAATCGCTTCACGTGCCATCTCCATACGATTGTCATAGGCATTCATACGGGTGAACAACTTGGCATATGCCTCTGTGAGAACTGGCTCAAACTTCTCGCTACATGCCTTGTCGAGGAACTTCACGGGATCAGGTGGGTTCACCATGTCAACCAGAGGCTTCATATCAACGTATAGTGAGTCTGTATCAATCGCAATAACATAGTCATCTTTGGTCTTGAGAATCTTGTTCATATACTCATTGATAGCAGTCTCAGCCCAACGAATCGACAACTGACCAGACAGAGTAATACCCTCTGCCATCTCAAGTTCGAAGTAACGGAAGTATTGATTGCCTAGCGCACCATAGAGTGAGTTGAGCAAAATCTTAACAGCCTGTTGTGTGTTGTTAAGACGATTGATTTCACGCTTCAACTCAGCACTTGGTGTTTTCTCGTTCTCTTGCTGAGTGGCAAGCATATTATTCTTGGTGACACGGCGTTCGTTATACAGACCAACGATAATCTCTGGTAGAACACCAATCTTATCTTTGCGATAGCATGAGCCATTCGCTGCCACAGAATACTCATCACTCTTTGCTGGGTTCTCTAGGTAATGGTCAACGCCATGATCTAGGTGCATACCTTTGACCAGAGTTTCGGGTGACATGTTATACTGAACAATCAAGTTTGGATACAGACTGTTCAAGTCAAACGAAGTGATCCACTCACTCATACCTACACGAGGTTCTTTCACGTAACCACCAGGATAGGGAGACTTACGCTTTGGCTTGCTAGGCGGCACTGCAATCTTACGTTCTGCAAGATAACGATAGATGATAGAGTCCCATATGCCAGTCGTGCCAAACACGTCAGGATAGTTCACACCACCTTTGTAAGCGATTACTAGTGCAAGTTCCATCAGACCAGTCTCTTTATCGATACGGTCAACTAGGTCAACGTCTCGAATGTTATAGTCAATGAACTTCTGGTAATCATTCTTGTAGAGTGTGTGCAGTGAACCATGCTCTTCATATGACAGTTTACGCTCACCTAGAACGGTGTTGGCAATGTGGTCAAGTGCATACGATTCTTGTGTGCCATACGTGTAACCAAACTTCTGAAACAAGTCGAAGTAATCCATCTGTGCAATGCCATAGATTTCATACGCATCCATCGACTTACCCTTGATACCGATCTGACGATACTTGTAAATCTTCCAGGGCGAGTAGAGTTTGGTAGTCTCTTCACCACAGACTTTCAGTGTGCGGTTAATCATGTATGGAATATCGAACAGGCGAATGTTCCAGCCAGTGATAATGTCAGGCGTATTGTTCTGCCAGAAGATAAGAAACTTCTCTAGCAAGTCTTTTTCATTGTCACACTTACGATACTGGATCAATGCATCAGTATCAAGTTCAGTCTTGGCAGAGTCGTAATTACCCATACCCCAAACATGGAAGACATTGCTTTTGCTGTCTTTGTATGCAATGGAAATGATAGGATGGTTTGCTTGCTCTGGATGAGGGAAGCCATCATCAGATGCAACCTCGATATCGATATTGCCAACGCAGATGTGACGCAGTTTATAGTCAATCTCTTTTGGATATGCTTCTGCAAGAAACTGCGCAACAAAGTTGTTGTTGCCATATACAGTGAAGTTCTCTATGTCTTCATATCGCTTGATGAAGTCTTGTGCTTCACTCAGGCTTTCAAGTTGCATAGGCTCCACTGGCGTGCCATCAAGTGCAGTCCAAGATGTATTGGGCTGCTTAGACGGCAGATAGAACGTTGGTTTGAATGGGACACGTTTGTGGATGCGATTGCCTTTGGCATCGTAACCACGAAATAGCATCTTGTTGCCGTAGCGATGGACGGATGTGTAAAAACTCATAAGACCTCATAGTGTAAATTATATGACACAATGTATCACATTTGAAACGTTTTGTCAAGTATATTGTGCTACATGCACAAGTCTTCATAGTGCTTAGTATACACACGATGTGCGCTTCTGTCAAGTGGTTCCTGATATTTAAGAAAGTTCATCAGCCATTTCATGATTTCTGTCCCTGTGTCCTGCTTCATCTTCTCTTACAACAATCACTACATCACGTAGTGTAGCATCTTTGCCTAACTTCCAATAATCAATCGCAACCTGTGGTGCTGGCACGTTCTCAATCTTACCACTATCAATCTCTGCTAGAAACTCAGTGTAAGAACGAACTGCTTCTTCTTCAAAGTAGCCAATAATGCGGTGTGCTGTCTTTGGAAAGAATAGGTATACGATAGCATAGAAACTAATAAAGATAGCCTGTGCAAGTAGAATGATAAGTCTTTCGATTATGTTTGGTTGTGCAATCTCAATAAACGTCATTAGGTGCATACGTTCATTGTCTGCTTCGTCAAGTAGTTCTTTGATCCAACCTTTGTCATCTTCCATTCTGCGAAGTGACTTGAAGTGTAACCCAGCACCCGCAACCATACCTGGAACTGCGGCAACTGTTTCTAATACAACGGCTCTATGTCCGTAACGTTTTGCGAAGAATGTATCGGCAATAAAACGAAGTGTCTTTGTAAAGCCTAGTGCAATGCGGTCAGAGAAGTCTTTTGGTTTATAGTGCGTTTCAGTCATCCGCTCACACAGCCTTTCTTCGGTCTATACCAATTCTTCTGATTATGTAACTTACCAAGCAAATTGTTAATAGTCTTTTTGCGGTCTTCATCACTCTTAGTAAGTTGGTGAAAAAGGGCCGATTCGATCAACTCTAAATCGGCCACATTTAATTCAAACTTAGTGTTTGGCTTCATTAGTCTTTCTTAGAAACGAAACCGTAAAGTTCTTTTGCTTTTTCCATCAACTCTTCCATGCTATACATGTTGTAAGCATCTTTGAGTTGCTCTTCAATTTCTGCACGTGTTCTCTTACCTTCAGCCATCATGTTCTCTAGAAATTGGATATTCATATGATACTGCTGGTCCATGTATTCTTTTGCAAGTTGAAGCATCTCTGCACGAATTTCAAATGGGTTCTTATTGCTCATCTTTTTTCGCTCCCTTAGTCATCATATCAAAAGTGTATTTCATCATACACTCAGTGTTATCTAAGAGCATATGAGCAAAGTTTGTTTGTGCTTTGATATAGTTTTGAGCGGCAGTGTTTAACGGCTCATCTTTGATAATGCGGTTCGTCATGTCTGACTTAGCATTCTGTAGATAGTTTACGAACATTTTCATGTTGTTCTCCTGTGTTGTGTGTGTTAAGAGGGGACAAGGTCCGCAATTGAACCAAGCCCCCAATACTCGTTACTTATCTTCTGTAAGCAACTGTGCCTCACTATTGCCAATGGCAATCGTGCGAGGTTTCTTATGCTCAGGAATTACATTCTCAAGCATGATTGACAGAATACCGTTGTTCATGTCTGCGCCACGAACTTCGATAGTATCCGACAATGTGAATTTACGTGTGAAGTCACGTTCAGCAATGCCTTTATGAATAAAGTCAACGTCTTCATTCGCTGGCGATCTTTTGCCTGTGACTGTCATTACACCATCTTCAAGTTCAATTGAGATTTCACTCTTTAGGAAACCAGCAACAGCGATTTCAACCTCGTAGAGATTGTCACCTTTCTTGAGAATGTTGTAGGGAGGGTAGTTGCCTTGTTTGACTTGAAGTGTGTTCAAGTTATGTAGGCGGTCGAAAATGCGGTCAAACCCCACCGCAAAAGGTTCTTCTTGATACTTATACATGTTTATCTCCTATTAAGCAAGATTAATTTCGTGAACCCAATATGGCGTTCACGCTATTATTTATACGCCAGTGCTACCAAAACCTCCACTACGTGAAGTTTTTTCTTCTGGCTCTGCATCTGCCAAGACGATTTCTGTTTGGTTCATAGGAACCACTTCGCCTTGAGCAATCCGATCTCCGTCTGTAATCTTAAACGGAATATCAGAAGTGTTGCGCAACATTACATACGTCTGTTGCACATAATCTGGATCCACGACACCCTCACAGTTAGCGATAATGATACCACTCTTCAGCGATAATCCAGAGCGAGGATGAATACGAAGACTATCCTTCGAAGGCAAATCAAAAACGCACCCAGTTGGGACTAGCATACGCTCATCTGCAAACAACTGGACCGAGCCATTTTGAACTTTGCGCTTTCCCTTTTCGTTTGTTCGACCGTAGACAGTAACGGTATCTTCATTACGTAAACTGGCTTTTAAGTCAAAACAGGCTGCCCATTCACTACCATACTCAGGCAGATGTGCTTCATCCCACAATTTCCAAACGTGTAACTTTGCGCTCATTCTCACGGTTCTCCTCAATCAATGCGTCCATTCTATCTGCGACTTTATGCAGAAAATTACTATCATACTGTCTTGCAATATCGTGTAGATGTATTACAAAGTCTTTATCTTTACCATATTGCTCATTATTCATTTTTTCTTGCCTATGCTATACTTAGCGACAAGTTCCCATTCGTCCTTTTCTTTGTAAGGAAGAATTTTAATCTGGGATAGGGGTGCAACAGGATCTTCTGTTTGCTTAGAATTTACAATGTTAATCAGTCCCCACTCTTCTAGGAGATTGATAATTGTATTTCTACGTGCTTGGTCTTCTTCTGAGAAGTTGTTAATTTTGCCATCAAGCATAAACAGTTCTTTGAAGTGAACGATATAGTATTTACCCTGTTTATGAAGAATGTGGCAAGACTGATATAGTTTCTTGTCTTTTCGTGAAGCGATACCAATTCGAGTTAGCGTTTCTTTAATCTTGAGGAAACTCTCATCGTTTGGTAGTTCAACTTCAACGAGTCTCTCTACTAAGTTCATTTTTTAATACCACCTGTTTCTAATTGTTGTTCCATAATTTTTAATTGTTCGCTGGACAACAAAGACAGGTAGTCTTTCGCAAGGTTTTTATTACACTTGTAATATTCACAAACCAAATCCAAATCTTTGTCACCAACATCTTTAACCCACTTTGCGAAACGCTTCTTAGGTCTTATACTATTTAGTAAAAACTCATATTGCGGACGGTTGTCGAGTTGATGGTATTGGTTCATCAGATTTGCATGTAGTAGAGTGTCTGGAAAATAAGACAACGCTTTATTCACCAGAAAGCCGTTATAGCCTTTTTCAGCGAGGGCATCGTTCTCGCTATCACGCATCATATTCTTCTTACTCAGCGTAATGGTATTTACATAATCAAAGGGATTGCTCATTTAATTGGCTCTCATCAATATTATACTCTTTAGAGCATTTCTCACATAGATATGCTTCTCCTATCTGATCGTTTTCATACCGATACTTGATAGTCGTGTATATCTTACCACATTTTTTATCACAAGTCAAACATATCTTGCTGTTTGGGATCAGGCTTTTCAGTTTCATCAAACAGGTTACTCCATTTCTTCAACTTATCGTGCTTTTCTTTAGCACGAAGTTCTAAATCATAATATGTGAAAATGCCTGACTGTATCATTATCTGTATCATGGCGTAAACGTCTCCAGCCTCTTCCAGGAGCGTCTGGCGATGCTTCTGACCAACATCTGCGATGGTTTCATGCTTGCGAATTGTCTTGCTACATTCTTGAATTAACTCGCCGCATTCTTCCATAGTGATTACCATAAGTTGCTGTAGTCTGTTCATTCAGTCACCACTCGCTTCCAGACGCCAGATTCAGTCTTGAGCCAAAGATTGCCATCTTTACCTACAGCCATAGCAACTTGCTTATGCTCTTCGTATTCAGGACCCCAGAAAGAAATACCACCATCAAATTCTGCTCTCTTAACGGTTTTCTTCTTGGTGCCGCTTTGAATCTGAAGAGTCTCTACACAAATAGGTCCATCTTTATCAGCATCACTCATACGAGGCATTTTAGTTGCGTGGGCAGCCACTGGCACACTTGCGCCAACAGCACCAAACGACAACAGCCTTAGCATTCCACGTCTATCCATTATGTTCTTTTCCTTCTGTTTAAAATAGGATTGAGAAGTCGTATCATGTTATTTTCAACTTCAGTGTGGCTAATGTGATCTTGGTGATTACACGGATAAACACGAACTGTAATTTCACTTAAGTCATCACCCCACATAGCACGGTATTTTTTAGCCGCTGGATGATTCTCATCGAAACGAGACTTACCCTTTACTTCCTTTACGAACCGTGAAAGTCGTCTACCAATACTGGAATCAGACTTACCGACATACAGGCAAACATCATTCTTATGTATGGAATAAAATCCAGAAATACCATGAAACCCATTCTTAG